GTGCACCGCCAAAACCGCCCATATAGGCCCCTAAGCCGATTCCCGCCGCCTGGCCAAGAAAATCACCGAATCCGCCGCCGCTTGTTTCCTTGGTAGATGATAGTACTCTCGTTGCGAGCGGGGCATAGGTCGCTGCGGCTCCGCTGTATGATCCTGCGGCCCGCGAATATGGATCAGCATTATTGACCATCGTTACAGCTCCGGTTTGTTTGCCCAGGGCTGCGCCAAGGCGGGCAAAGTTTTCCTGCTCTGCCTGAACGCCCGCTGCCGTTCTCGCTCCCGCGACCGCCCGCGAAGTATCCAGGGCGGTTTTATTGGCGGTGTCAGTAAATGCAGTGCTTCCGGGGTCGATGCCGTAACGCGAGGCCTCGCGCCTTCGCGTCGCCTCTCCCAGTTTCATGGCAGCCTTGACTTCGGTTCCCGCTTCATCCTTGCGCTTGTTCACATCGACGCCTGTCAGCGCAGCCTCGGTGAACTTAGGTAATAGTTCAGCGTTTGCCTTCGAGGTCTCTTCTTGATATTTAAGCTGCTCCTTGGTCGAGGATGACATGAACGGAAGGAGTTCCTTGTTGGCTTGTGCGGCCTTGATCTCATAGTCCTGGAAATACGTCTTATACATACTCCATTGATCTTCGGCCATCGTCTGCTGGCGTCCGGCTATCTCGGCCATCTTTGCAGATGCTACCGGATCATAAGTGTTTGTTGTCGTTTGAGTGCTACCGCCCTTGCCCATAAATCCCCCTTTCCACGTAACTGATCAGACCGGGAACACTTTTACCGAGCGTAGCGTCCCACGCTGCGGCAGGCAGGATGCCCACAGATGAAAATTCCATACGTTCGCACCACCTTACGGCTGCCTCGTTCGTGGTTGGTGTCAATCCGACAAGAAGATCAAAAATAAAATCGCCATTATCATTCTTCATAGTGAGTAATTCGATAACTACCTGTTTGCCTACGTCTATGGCATCCTGGCCGCGTAGTGTGGAGAAAAAACAAAAATGGAAATCTGCGCGTCGCATTTCAAAGTTATTGAGCCATACACAACCCGCGAGTTTCCCCTTGAATTCGATAACAAAGAGTTTGTTGCGCCCGAATTTCATCATGGTCAAAAAATCGTCAGGCGTTTTTGCGGAGCCATCGAAGAAAACCAGCCCGATCAATCCTTCTTGCTGCATGCGTTCAAAGAGTCCCTTGATGAAAGAATCCGTGAATGTAGGGATGCCATCTGTTGCGGCATACGGTACGAGACTATAATTTTCCATGTTATCTCCTTAATGAACCACCATCAGAATGTCCCCATTCCTGTAAACTTGCCCTGCCTTGAGCCCACCTGCGACAGCCGCGGCATTATTCGCATAGTTAGATAGATTTGAACTAACAGCGGTCACATCGATACCATCATCGAGATCCGCAAAGGTGACAGCCTGACTTCTCGGAGTTGTTGCAGCGTCAGTCTGGGAGCGCTTTGCCCCCATCAGGATCTCCAGAGCATCGCGCATCTTTCGCAAAAACTCTCGATGATAAACAGGTAGTCCATCCGGTACATTTCCGAATCGTTGCGGTTTAAGCTGCATCCAATAATTCCTCCATCGAGGTGGCAATCGAAACTTCGTCCACGGGAATGTCGCCCTCGATTATATAGTAACATCGCTGATATGTGACGGCAGCAGGCAGCCTGAAGGGGTTGTCGTCATTGATGGCCTTGCTATGAATCAGCGCACCATCTCCGTAAAGCCGGAAAGTTATCCCGGCATATACTCTTTGAAAGCCGTCAAAATTTACTGCGCTGGCATTTACTTCATCGTCGTTTACCGCGCCACCCGCACCAGCGGCAAAGATCGCCGCATTAATCGCTATATTTGCAGCGTTGTTGGCTCCCCACTCAGTAACATCCCTGATCACTTGAGCAGCGGAAAAATTGCATGTAGAACCGAGAATGTATTCTTTCGATCTGTATGCGTATTGCAGATAGTCCTCAGCGGCCGGGTCTGCGAATTTGTAAAGCGCGTTCACCCCCCCGTCTTCGTCCCTGGAGATAAAATATAGCAGGTTGTCAACAAGGGAGACATGGGGAGAGGACACAAATGGGGAAGTGACAATCCGGGAAAGGGTTTTGTCCCTGGCATCGATCATGAAACAGCCATTGTTATGGAATGCAAAGTATTTTCCGTTGTAATAGACGGCTCTGATCACTGTGGGGCTGTACGAATTGGTGTATTGAAGTCTGGTAAAGAAATCATAGGAAAAGAGCGTAGGGCCGTCCATTGTCACAAGCACGATGCCTTCATGCGACGGAAACAGCACCCCGATTTCACAGGAGACTATCCCGGCTTTGGCAAGGCACGGATATTGGCCGGAAAGCTTTTCCGTTGAGATAGCGTCAACCTGCCCGCTCATTAAATAGAGAAACGAGTCTGTTATGACGACGACCGTGTTTCCGATGTAACCCAGGCCGATAATTGTGGCATCGACCGGGTAGGAATAAGGCCAGGCATGAGGAAGATAAGGCTCGGTGAAGTAAACCCTGTTGCCGTAAAATCCGGCCAGCGATCCGCCGTTAGGCGCTATGATACCCGTCAACCCTGTAGGCGGTAGTATCCAATCTTCACACGCAAAGGCTTCCCCGAGAGCTGCATCAGCCACGTTATCGGTAAAGGTATAGGTGCCAAAGTCAACACCGGCAGTATCGAATTCGCCAACGAAGAGGAAGTCGGCAACCCCCGATGTGCCGGAAGCTGTTCGGTAGATTCTGATTTTCCCTATGGACCTGGTTGCGGGTGGGGCAGTGAAGTGCGAAAGCGTGACGTTTCCAGATCCGTAATTACTTATCTCTGCAATAGGCGAGTTTGAACCCTCTTCGGCATCTGTGGCGCCCAATTTCACGACGTATGTGTAGATATATGCCCGGTAATCGCCTCCGCCAACATATCCGGCATCAATGGTCAGCGCGGCTGTCGGCGCCGGAACGCCCAGCTTGTAGTAGTCTGTTGAGAAATCAAACGGACTGCTCAGTATAGAGCTTGTCAGGACTCGCGGTTCTGCCATTCCGGTTACGTATACTCTATCATGCGCTTCCCCGGCGATGGGGCTCCGCACAAAATCAAGTTCGCTCTCGTAGATTATCCACTCATTGCCGCCTGATTTCTTCCAGTGATAGAGGGCGCCGAGACTGCCGGTTTCAGTTAGATTCTCGATTCTGGAGTTATTCTTCAGTGGCCGGAGGTCTCCCCGGGAGAGATCGCAGTTTTCCGCAATCTGGGCCTCGTAATCCTTGGCGATATGAGAGGCTACCCTTGGACGTTCGCCTGAGAAGTAGTTCTGTTTTATCCGCACTTAGAAAAACCTCATTGACTTCGGCCTCGAGCTGCCTTTCGTGAATCCCTTCCTGATTATAGCCATGGCCGCGCCGTTGTTATAATCTCCGAGATAATGGTCTGCCCGCTCTTTGTCATACCAATCCTTTTTCGGCATATTCATCAATTCCCACAGCGCCCCGCCCTCGATAGCCTTATGGAATCGAGCATAGAACAGATCATCAACGGTTGTGATGCTGGTGGTCGGCGCATATACCTGCTTGATGTAAAACCGCTGATCTACCGCCTCGATGTCGTAAAATTTAATGTGCGTGACGTCCGGGTAGGTAAAGAGCTTTGCCTGCGGGACAGAGATCTCCGAGATATCGTCCTGAACATTAAGCAACTCAACATATACCGTTCCCCAGGGGGCGCCATCGATCTTGAATTCTGTCACGACAATAGGCCGTACGCTCGCCAGGTATGTGGCGATATTGACACTTACCGAATCATTGTCTGCCGCGATGATATCCGCAGCGACGACGTCATGCTCGAAAGCCTTTTCCATGACGTGCGTATCTTCGCAAAACCGGATGATGGTATCAACCACGGCGATATCGACTATCTGTTTCGGGCACCCCATCACATGAGGCTGGACTCGCTTGCTGAATTCGGTAATGTTAGTGGCCATTTACTTTTCCCCTTCTACCGGGCATCCCCACCAGTCTTCGTTAAGTGATTTCGCCAGTATCCGGTTCATCTTGTCCGAGGCCGCTTTATAACGAGCCGATATCAGCGCATATTCTGGCGAATCAATGGGCGTCTCTATTCGCACCATAGAGAGGAATGCAACCTCTTCCTGTAATTTTACAAATTCCTTGTAGCCGCCCATACTGAACTTCGCGTGTTCCCATGATGCCCAGTAACTTGCATGCCCCTGTACCTCATTGCAGGTCAGAGTGGCGCATCCTTTGAGGGTCATAAGGCCGAAGAAGAGCAAAAGTATAATGGCGAGCATGGCCGTAGCCTTCATATTCCGCGAGAGACTTCTCCAATATTCTTCTCCTGTCATGGTTGGCCTCCTTTCCAGGTCAATAACTCCTTGACTGTATCGCTTTTGACATTAGGGTTAAGTATGGCAATGGCCTTCATGATGAGTACGACGATACCCGGATACGATAAAGACGTGAACCAGGTTATCAGGATGGAGTAATTCGTCTTAATCATCAGGATTCTTGCGTCGGAGAGAAAGATGATCAGGGACACAGCCAGCACGACTATACCTATTAGTAATATACCGATGAGTAATTTCTTCATATCAACCTCCAAGAATTTGTACAGGGTCTTTGAATAACCCCAGGCCCGGCATCTCTCCGGGATTCGGGGCAGTACCCTGGCCGCCATAACATATATAAACGCCCTCGGAGCAAAAGAGGTCTATCGCATCCGCAGAAACGCGCCCGAATAACTGCTTCACGATAGATTTGTAATCGTAAGGTGTTCCGATGAAATCCAGGGCATTCTGCGCGATGATAATACGCTTCGCCGGAATCCCAAATTCTTCCTTCAATGGATACCACCAGACCTCGCCATCGAATTCCTCCAGCCTCCGGGAGAGAAGATTCAGTACCCATCCATGCTCTAAGGCCTCCGTGGTGAAACGCCGGCCAACTGCGCCCTCGTATTCATGGAATCGCAGAACCAGGCAAGAATGATTCACATTGGAGCCTGTCTTCCAGCGAATCGCCCAACCGAGGAGCGAGTTAGATTTCCATTGCAGGAGATCCCCTGTCTGCATCCGATCCTTGACGGAATTGTAGACAGATAGATCATTCATGGCGTCATCCCTTCTGTCGGTCTTTGTAAAATTCATGTCCGCCAAT